GCGTAGAACACCAGATATAATTTATGCCCAAAAGCACAAATCATCATCTGCATACGTTAGTAGCAATCTTTAATTGCACCTTGCTCCATGTCTTTTAAGAAACTAGAGTTTACAACCATCGTTTTCTTCTTCCAATTATCATCGTAATCATAGAACATACATTTTACTTTTTCGCCATACCTTGCAGCAACTTCTTTTATAGTCAGACAGCTACTAACATTTTGTATAGTGCATGGCTTAGTTTCGTTTTCTTTATTAGTGTTCATCCTTATTTAAGTTTTTAGTATATTTATTAATTAGTGGTTTCATTTCGCCACGACACCATACAAGATGCCGTTAGAGTAAAATATTTAAAAAAAGGGCGCTCACTGTTGCGGTGTTACGCCCTGAAAATTTAATTACTATTTATTTCTCCGATTTTTAATCGTTCTCTTTTCATTTTAACCTCATTTTCAAATGCTATGAAAAAGTCAAATAAATGTTGTTTATCAGAGCTTTCTAAAGCTTCTATCAATAAATCTTTCATATTATCAACTAAAAAAGGTATATACTTTTCAGTAATTATTTTTTCGGTTATTTTACTCATATATTTTCTTTTTTAACGCTTGAAAGCATTTCTAATTTTTATTAATAGCCATACAACTAATCCAACTATTAGTGCAATTACTACTCCTACTATAATGGGTTTTACTGTAAACATTTTATTTATATTTAAAATTAATATTATTACTCGATTTCTGCTACTAACCTATTTTGTTCTTCTAATTCATCAGCTAGTTCTCTTAATTCCATAATTAAATTTTCATCTACTTTACCATTTCGGTCTGTTACATCTTCTGTTGCAGTGTAGTCAAATCCATTAACAGTTACTTCTATTATTGTCGCTGGTCGTCCTCCGTGAGAACCTATTTGTTTTGTTTCAAAATTCATATTTATAAAATTTAATTATTAATTTACTCGTTCAATTCCGTAATACTATCTAACTTCATTTTGTATTTAGCAACTTCCGATCTTAAGCTATCAAATCTTTTAGTGTAGAAAAATTGAGTGAATCTAATAAATATTTTAGCAGCTAAATCAGGTTTTAAATCACCTGATGTAATTAAAGAATCCCCTTTCACTTCAAAGCTCAAATACTTATTATTATCACCAAAGCTAATAGTAAGCAGTGTTGGTTCAAAGTTTTGTATATTTAAAATACTGCTGGTAGAAAGGGGTTTAATAGAAAACCAATCAGAGTTTATTTGTAAAGTGCCTGATGTGGTTGTTGTGTCAATTTTTTGTCCTTGTCCGTAAATTGATAAATTGATTATCAGTATTAAAATAATTGTCTTCATGTTTTTTCTTTAATAACTACTGCCAACAACTTGTATAATTAATAGCTAAGGCAGTGTTTTAACTATTTTTTTGTGCTTATTTGTATCGGTTAAACCGATAGTACATTGTTTTTTATTTACTATTAATCTAATCATACCTAAATCCATAATGCTGTTCTAATCTCCATCAATCTATTAAGCATCTCATTATCTTCATTGTCATTATCAAATGAATCATCGTTTTTTCGTTTTAACCACCAATTATAAAGTAGTCGCACTTCATCCACAAAATCTTTATGTACTTCGTAATTACAATGGGTGTCAACATTTTCCTTTTCAACGCAATCTTGTAATATTTGAAAGCAAGCATGTAACATTATGTGGTCTCTATCAACCCATTTTTTTGCATTTGGTAAGCTATCAATTTTTAGTATTCTCATAATAACCTGCTTTTAATTTTTAAATAGTTTAGTAAAGTTTGTTTTTATCTAAAAGAATTCCCATTCCATTGAATGATATTAAAATCTTGTGTTAACCGATCTCCAATTGCATTTCCATATCTAATTCCAACTTCATTTGGATATAGATTACTTGAGCAAAAAGAGTGTCCTTTTCTTCTATTTCTTTCATACAAAACATCTCCTAATAGTTCTTTTTTATTAAAAGCTAGACCCTCTTGACCTAAATCTCCTATGTATAAATTTCCTTTGTAATACCTTTCTAAATCAAAATCTGATTGCCATTTAGTTACTTCTTTCATGAAATGATTTACAAAGTGTTTTGCATTTATTTTTTGGAAATAACACCTGGTTAAAATTCTTTTTTCTAAATGATACTCTTTTCCGATTTTGTTTATTATTTCAAATAATTTAGATTTCCCAACTCCATTTTCACCAAAAACAAACAACCCTTTTTTTAAGATTGAATCATTATCCTCTTCATCTTTTATATTTAAAATTTTACCAAATTCATTGATATTTGATAAACCACAGAAATACCTTCCAATTGTTTTAATTGTTTTTTCATTATCATCATTGTAAATAAAATCTTCTCCGGCATATTTTTTAAAAAGCCTGAAATAATCATTTACAGGAATAAAATGTTCAACAACTTTATTCTTTGAACCATATACTGCTTTATTAATTTGGTCTAGTTCCATATTCTGCTAATTTTGATATTACTTTATCACTTGTAATTTCCTTCTTTTCTGATTTTGGTTTTTTATCCCAATTTGTGTTTAACATTCGTAATCTTGCAAGTAAAATATTGGGTTCAAATGCTAATTTTTCTATCACAACTCTGTTGTTGAAATTCTCAATAAATTTTTCATAATCCGGAAATGATTTTTTGTTTTGCATTTCAAAAATTTCTAATTCACTTTGTTTTTCTTTTTTTATAATATCATATGCAAAATTATGTATGTCTTTTTTTTTATTTACTTTATCTTTAGTTTCTATTTCTGTTTCTATTTGGTTAGAGGTAGGCTTTGGGATAGGCTTAATAATAGGCTTTGTGGTAGGCTTCTTTTTACTACCTCCTTTTCTTCCTCCACGAATAAGATTTAAACGTTTTTCACAACTTGGAACCATTACATTTTTACTATTGATTATTATCAATTTTAAGTGACCTAAAACATCAAGAATATCTTGAACTTCTTTAATGGTAGAATTCAATTTCCTAGCCCATGTTTTTACATTTAAAACAGTCTTATTATCATTTAACATAGCCATATCAATAAGCTCTCTATAAAATCCTCTTTGAGATAAAGTCAATTCAAAAACTTCATCATCATTTCCCCAATCTTTTGGGTAAAAAGTATATCCTAATTTTGACATTAATTTTCTATTTTTTTTCGTTCAATAATGATTTTTTTACCACACTTTTTACATTCATAAACATGTTCTTCAATAAAACTATATTTATACTTTACTTTTTTACTTTTACATGATGTGTTAGGGCATTTCATTAACTTTTAAATAAATCCATTACATTGTCTATGAAATCAGTTTTCATTTCATCTGTGGCACCTGTAATTGCATTTGCTGTAGATGCTTTAGCTTGTATCATTTCAAACATTTTTTCATCAATAGTATTTTGCCCTAAAAAGTAAGTGCACATCACATTGTTTTTTTGTCCAATTCTATGTGCTCTATCCTCACATTGAACACAATCTGAATATGTCCATGGATATTCAATAAAAGCTACTCTTGATGAAGCTGTAAGTGTAATTCCTACTCCAGCAGCTTTAATATTGCAAACAATTAATTTTACATCAGGATTATTTTGAAATGCATCAATACTTTCTTGTTTTTGATCCATAGAATCTCTACCAGTTACAGTTACTGCTTCAGGAAATTCTTTTAGCATTGCATCTACTATTGCATGAAGAGAACAAAACACAATTAGTTTTTCTCCAGAATCCATTACTTCTTTAACAAATTCTCTTACTTCTGCCAATTTTCCTAATGCTGAAATACGTTTCAATTCTCCCATTTTCACCATTATTTCACCACGTAATTTTTTGGCTATTTCTTTATCATCCCACCCTTTTTCTTCAAGATATTTTACAAATTGATTTTTAGCTTTATTGTATTCATTTCTAGTGGTAATATCACAAAGAATGGTTTGCCTTTGTTTGTCTGGTAAATCTTGAGCTACATCAATTTTTTCTCTTCTAAAAAAACAATGTTTGTTCAATAAAAAATTCAATTCTTTAAGGTTTGCAGCTCCACTTCCACCCTCACAATAGCGCATTTTAAAACCTTTACTACCTCCAAATTTATTTAGATGCCCCATTATTGCTAATTGTGGATATAGATCCATTGGTTTATTTACAACTGGGGTTCCTGTTAATAAAATTCTCCAGTCTTTACCCATTGCAATTCTCAAAGCAAATTTTGTTTGTTGAGTTTTAGTGTCTTTACATCTATGAGATTCATCAATAATTATTGACTTAAATAAATTGGTCCTTTCATTTAATTTTATATCCATTGAATTCCTCATTTTACCTTTTGGAGGCATTGAATCAACAAAGAATTTCTTCATGCTTTCATAATTAGTAATAAAAACATCTGCCATTCCCATTTCATAAAATCGGTGCCAGGTGTTTTTATTTTTATTATCTAAAACAATTGCAGTTCTGCCAGCCCATTGTTTCCATTCTCTTTGCCAATTTATTTTGGTAGATGATGGACAAACAACTAAACAAGGAAATGTTTTTTCTCCTTTTAAATCTGCACCATGAATTGTACCTATAGATTGTAAAGTTTTTCCTAAACCTTGTTCATCACCATTGATAAATCTTTTCATTTGAATACCTCTTGCAACTCCTTTATTTTGATATGGCCTAAAACCAAAACCATCTGGATGAGATAATGGAATTTCAAAATCTAATGTTGGTAATTCAGGCAATTCTTCTATTTTAATTGCCTGTTGTTTTTCTACTACCAATAATTCAGCTCTATGTGTTTGCACTAATTTCAAAACTTCAACAGAAATGTAATTTGGTGCAACCCACATTTTTTTTACTGGATCAAAGCGCCTTTTTGATAAACTTTTTACTGCATCTAAATTTCTTACTCTCCAACTGTTGAATGGTATGCGAATGTGAAATTCATTTGGGTGTTGAATGATCTGCATTTTTAAATAGTATTTATATCAATTGCCAATCCTTTTTCAATCAGTCCAAATACATCATAGTGTTTAGAAAATAATTCTCCCATAATTTTATAAATCACAGTTTCATTATTAATATCTTCAATGAACATTTCTCTATTTGGATAACCATAATAAACAATGATGCTTTCTTTTAAATCTGATAATGGTCTTAGTATTGGTTTAATATCTTTAAATCCTTTTTCAGTTTCAACTAAATCATGAAATACACATTCTAATTCTCCAACTCTATATAAAGCATCTAAAATGAATATAGAATCTGTTGGTGGTTCTCCTATTTCACTAGGATAATCTTTTACCCAACATTTTAGTTCATATGGCAAATAAGGTGCTAAGTGTTTTAATTCTAATTTCATACTGATATTATTTCTTTTTTGCAACAACTTTCTTTTTTGTTGCCTTTTTAGTAACTTTTTTAGGTTTTTCAGTAATCAATTTCGATTTCAAATCTTCAATTCTTTTATTGGTCCTTTCAATACGTTTGTCTGCAACTTCTTTTTGGTCAGCTTCAAAAGCTTTTATTTCTTTTAGTGAATAATCTTCTAAAACTTGTTTGTAAGCTGCTGCATAAGCTGAAGTTTTATGAGAACCATATGAATGGTTTAAAGTGTTTGCTATAAAACTTCTAACAGCAAGATTTACTAATTGATCTGGAATAGCTTCAGTTAAAATAGTTTCTATAGTTGTATTCTTTACAAATTCTAATTCATTATGCACTTGATAACAATGATTATGCATAGCAGAAACTAATGCTCTTTTTTCATGATTTGAAAGCTCTTCAGAGTTGTTTTTAAATGTTTTATTATCAACATTCAAAATGTTAGCCCAAACTTTTTCTGCATCTAATTCTAAAGCACGTTTTGCTCTAGTTTCTATTTTATCAATATCTTGTTTGATACTTTCATTACCAGAATTTTCAGTTGATGCTTCTCCACTATTAGATGAATTAATCTTAACAAAAACCTTTTCATATGTACCAGCTTCAGATCCTGAAACATTAAATGCTTTTTTCTCAACATAACCATGACCATCATAATTTTTATAATCATCCCAATGCTTTAGAATTTTCACATTGAATTGTTTGCACATATCAATAATAAAATCACTTGGTTTACCTCCAGCAACAATACATACATCTAAATTTTCATTGATGATTTTTGCTAATTCCTTTTGAGTGAATGATTCTGTTTTATTCTCAAAACACTTTTCATCAAAACAATTATCTCCATCTTGGAATTCATCAAATAAAATAGGGTTTGCTTTTGAACGTTTAGGACAAACACTACATGCTCCAGAACCACCAGAATGCAAAGAACATTCTGTCAAACTGAATGGAGCTTCTGTAAGATCTAATAAATCATCTTCAATATCTTCTTTTAATTCCTGGTATGTTCCATAATTTGATTCATCACCACCCCGCCAAGGTTTAGCATTAGAATGAATTGATTCTTGTTTTTCAACATCACATTTAGCAATTAATGTAGCATGACCAATTCCTAAAAAACCTTTGACAAAATCAATTCTAATTGGTTCTATCAAATCAACTAATTTTAATCTTCCTGCAATGAATGGTTCTGTTTTTGCCATTTTAGCAGCTACATCTTGAATAGTGTATTTACCACTATCCAACATCTTTTTAAAAGCATCAGCTTCATCTAGTGGATGCACATCTTTACGTTCTAAATTCTCAATGATTTGTAATTCAAAAGCTTCATCATCATCTAACATTCTAATGTTTGCAGGAATCACTTTTAATTTTGCTAATAAAGAGGCTCTATATCTTCTTTCTCCACAAACCAATTCATATTCTTGATTCATTTTTTTATCAAAACCATCAAGTATTGGCCTAACCAAAATTGGTTGAATTACACCTTTTTGTTTAATGCTTTCAGAAAGTTCATTTAATGCTTTTTCATCAATAGTTTTTCTTGGATTTGTTTTTGAAATGAAGATGTTTTTTACATCTAAAATTTGTAATTTGTTTTCAATGATTGTTTCCATTATTTTTTCAATTATTATGTTTATTTATGGAACTTAATAGATGTTTCTGAATCCACTACGTTCTTAATGCAGTATATTTTTCCTCAATTATTTTGTTACAGTTTTGCCTTTGTTTATAGACTTTTATGATGATACCATTTTGATGTAACTCAAACCTTTTAGCATGAATTCTATTAATGTTAAACATGAGTCCATTTTGATCTAAAAAGCCACACATCAGCCTATATTTTCTATGCATCTTTAGAATTAACTACTTCCATTGTTATACCTTCTTTCTTTAAGCTTTTTTGTAAGTTTTCACCAATTGCTTTTAATGAATCAATAGGTTCATCTTCAAATTCTTCATCAAAATCAAATGATTCTTGTTTTGGTAATGGGGCATGCTTTCCATTGTAATATTGATAAACTTCTTCTCTTACATTTTCAACAGCTTCAGCTAATTCAGAAATGTGTTTATAATCTTCATTATCCCAACGAATAAAAGGAGCTGCTAAACTGATTGTTTTTCCAGTTGATAAATACCTGGTGCCAGATAAAACAACACCTTCAGAATTTGCAGATCCAGTAATCTTAAATTCTGTTACTCTATAACTTTTAAAATAAGATTCTTCTTCATGAATATCACTTACACCATTATTAATAGCATTAATTATTTCATCAGATATTGGTTCTTGTTCACATAACAACATTAAATGAGGAATTAGATTATTATATGCTACTTGACAATCAGCATGAATTGGTAAATCTGATTTCTTATTTACAGTATCTGTAGATTCCTCTTTCTTTTCTTCAAATGAATAATTTAAAAACATTCCATTTGATATTTTTCCTGATTTAATAGTTATTGTGCTCATGTTTAAACTTTAATTGATTATTATATTTTTTGAATACTAATTGCTGGTAAATTATTATGTTTTATTCCTGATTTTTTAGAAATTCTCCCATCATATCCATGTTCTACAATGATTTCATCACCAACAATCATATCATCACTTAACCTTTTTAAAGGACCTCTACATTCAATGTATGCATAGCCATAATTGGTTTTGATTGATAATTTATTTTTGATATGTACACCTATAGATAGATCTTCTATTTCTGTGATTTTTCCTGTTACAACTCCCATTATTATATCCTAATTTGCGATGATTAATTCTTTTTTCACTCTCCTTTTTTCAAAAAAACCAATAAATTCAGGATGCTCTTTTTCTAACAGTCTCACATAATATGGAGTGTAATTATTATTATATTTAAAACCATCATTCTTAATTTTTCCTCCCATCTTCCAACGCATTACTTGAAATAAACCTCTTGCAGAAAATCTAGTGTGCCCAATTTTTTTAGATTTAACAGCTAATTTTTTAAAAGTTTGATAAGTTGATGGATTTTGTTCATGATAAGAAGTAAACTTATCTGTAATTAAATAATCTAAATCTTTAAATAAATCTAGTTGTTTGCTAGTGTTCATTTTATAAATATTGTTTGTTGTTATTAATTTCAATCTCTATTTGTTTCAACAATGGCAAATCTTCTGAACTTGGTAAATAAATTCCAGCTTCTTTACTTGAATAATCTCTAAATCTTGTAATAGCTAGTCTTAATTCATCTTTTCTAAGGTTTGCTAAACTTTTATATGATATTCTAATTTCTCCTGTTTTTCTGTTTATGAATTCAAATTCAAATATTGCTGGATTCACTATTCTTTTAAAAAACTCTAATTTTATATATTCTGTTGTTTCTCCATATTCTAAAGCAAACCAACCCATAATTAAATGTGCATATTTTATTTGAGGATATGTTTTAGTTTCTCTTTTTTGGATCAATTCAAACATTTTTTTCTTGTTGACGAAATACTTAATTTTCTCAACAGCTCTTTGCACATCTATTTCTTTTTCTGGATTGTAAATCATTTATTGTTTTAAAAACCCACCTCCACTATTAAAAGAGGTGGGAAAAATTGCTATGAAAAAAGTGATAGTTTAACCATCCTACTATCAAGTATTTTTAATCATTTATATCTATCAACAATCGTTGTGCTTTTGCTGTTATTTCAAAAACTGATTCCTGATTAGGTTTGTCTTTCATTCCTTGACAAATGAATTCATTCAATAATTGATGCATTTGCGGTGCAGCAGCTATTAGTTTTGCATTGGCTTGAATTTCATTTTTTAGTTGAAGTACTCCACCTATATCACCAATGAATGAATCAAATCTATCATCATCTTCTGTTTCTATGTAAAAACTTTCTTCAGCTACATCTGGTCTAAATTTCCAAGGTCCTTTTGTTCCTTTAAATTCTCTCCAATTAAAATTTGTTTCTTGTTTTGCCATTTTTAAAAAGGTGTCTTATTAAAATTTATACTAATTCCATTATTTGCAACTGTAACTGTTTTTCCTGTTGCTTTTTCTACTGATTTTTTAAATTCAACCTCATTACTATTACCATCAGATAAATGGATTAAAACAATGTTATTTACTTTTGAAAGGTCATTTGCTTTTAAAGTTTCATTACAAGTTTCTAAACTCATATGAGATTTTAGAATTCTATTTCTTAAAAAAACAGGAAGACCATTATCTAATCTATCTTTAATGATTTGATTTGAATAATTAGCTTCAATAATGATGTTGTGTAGGTTTTTAAAAGTGTAGGCACAATAAAAAGTATCAGTTAAGAAAAGCACATTACCAGTTTCTTTATGATTGATTAAAAAACCAACTGGTGCTGCTGCATCATGATTTACATCAAAAGACATAATTTTAAAACCTCCAATTTTGAAACTATCTTTTTGATTGATTGGTTTTGCTCTTTTATTGTAACCAGACTCTATTTTTAAAGCATTGAATGTTTCTTTGGTTGCATGTACATTAATTCCTGATTTTATCAACTCATTAATGCTTTTTGCATGATCTAAATGTTCATGTGTTACAATGCAACCAACCACTTTTGAAATATTGAAATTCAATGCTTGTTTTATAGAATTTACATTCACACCACATTCAATGATGATTGCCTCTTGCTCATTTTCTAAAATATAGCAATTACCTTTACTTCCTGTACCTATTACTTTTAATTTCATTTTAAAATCCTGGTCCTTCAGTTTCTGGTTGAAATACCTCTTGAGCTATTTTATCTTTAGTTTCATTAACTAATTCTTGAATTTCTTCAGCTTCAATTACATCTGCATCTTCAATGTCTAACATTTCTTTGTTGGCATTTTGTTTGATTTCATGTTTAACATTTGCATCAGTAACATCAATCACTTTAGGTTCATCTTCAATAGAATCATATAAAACAGAATCATCAGATGTACTTATTAATAATTTACATGCTCTGTTTGATACAGTTTTAATAGCCATTTGATCTGGAAAATTTTTATGTGCTGGAGAATTTCCTTTTGCACCACCTTGTTTCCAAGAAGCCTCAATTTGTTTGATGTTCATAATCTCTACATCTGTAGTTCCATCTTTCAATTCAATTACTGAATAAGCCCCTTTTACAATTCCAGAACCAACACTATCTAAAGTTTGAATGTGTTTCGTGATTTTTCTTCTACCTGTAGTTTGGTCAACTTCAAATTCAAAAGTATCTCCTTCAAAAACTGCATTTCCTTTTATGCTTTTAAGATTTCCATATCTTTTAGCAATTGCAATATTACCTGCATAAGAAATTGAACATTCTAATTTATCACCATAAGGAATAAAATAACATTGCTTTTTAATTGGAGAAACTCCATAAACTACCATTTTTAATAATGCTTCAGCAACTGATGATTTATCACATTTTTCCAAAATGTTATTCTTTGGGTCTGATAAAATTATGTATGCAGATTTTAATGCATTTTCTACTTTATAATCCTTTGGTAATGTTAATTCTCCTGATTTTTGGAAAGAGTCAATCTTATTTAATACCTGTGCAGATATATCTTTTTTAATTATTGCTACTTGTGTGTTTTCTGTACTCATTTTTTCAATTATTTATAGTTATTATTAATTATGCTACTCTTAGTCTTTTATCTGGTTTAGAAACAATCAAATTGACTATTTGAGATTTGCAATCAATGATGTTTATAATGCTTTCTCTATTATCAATAAAAATTGGTGCTGTTATTTTATAAAATTCACAAAGTGTATTAATGATGTCTAAACCTGTATTTATTTTTGATGCAGTATTTGCATCAGAAAAAGGAACACCATCAATTAATGCATGACAACATTCTACTTCAGCTCCATTAATTTGAGTTTCAAAAAGCTTAAATTTCACATAACTAAACTTTTCATTAATCATAGATTCTAAAGTGTCAATTTTCTTTTTGATGAAGTTTTCAATAGTAAATTGTTCGCATTCTAAATCAGAAATAGATTGTGCCAATGTTTGTTCTTGCTTTTCTAATTCACCAACTCTTTTGTTGGATAAAGTAATTTGAGTTTCAATAGCAAGTTGTTTATTGATTTCTATTATCTGATTATCAATATTTGTTCTTTCTGTTTTTAAAGAATCTACATTTACAGGGTTTACAGTTGTATTGACTACTTCAAAAACTGCAATTTCTTTTTTGATGTTTTGATATTCTACATTTTCTAAAAGTGCATTTTCTACCAATTTTGAGAAATCTTCTAAAGGTGTTTCAGATTTGTGTTTTGAAGCATTTTCAATTAATGATTCAATGTTTACAATTTCAAGTGTTAATTCTTTAGATGAATTATCCCCTTTTTCTATTCTCTCTTTTAGAGTTATAATAGAGTTTTCAACAGAAGTTTTTTGTTTTGCTAATGATTTACCTTGCTCATTGATTTCAATTAGCTTTACATTTTTATTATCAATAAAACTTTTCTCTAATTGCGCTTTTTTATTTTGAACATCTTGAGCTTCAAAACCTCTTTTACAAGTAGGACAAGAAAAATCATTATCATCAAAATTCAACTCCTTTGCATTTTCAATTCCCCATGAATCCCTTTTAGATGAAACTTGATTTTCTAAAGATGAAACTTGATTTTCTAAAGAAGTTAATTGAGATTTTAATGTTACAATTCCATTATCAATAGATTGTAATTCTAACTGTTTTACATCTAACTGTTTTGTTATGTTTTCTAATTCAGAATTACCAGTATTTTGTTCAGATTGAATTTTACTTGTAGTTTCAAACTCTACATTTTGAAGTTTAGATTTTAATTCAAATATCTTATTTGATGCTTCTTGCCTTTTTAATAAAACAGCATCATAAGCCTTGTTTTTATCATCTATTTGAGATTGAATATTCTCAACTGATTTTTCTAAAGTGCTTTTTTCTGATTTCAATTTTGGAAAATCTAAAGCATCTGATGTATTTCTTGAAACTTCATCAATTCTTGTAGGAATAGATTTAATTTCATCATTCATTTTTTTACGTTGAGCCGCTATTTGCTTTTTATATTCATCTAATGATTTATTAGATAATTTATTCAACAAAGCAATAAATGATTTATTATTACCAGCAATATCAGTATCAGAAACATTACCAACAATGTCAATTAAAGCAGTTCTTTTATCCTGCCATTTCATTGAATTGAATGCCAAAGGATTTGTAATCATCTTAAATACTGATTCATTTAAGATTGATGATATTTTCTCCTGGAATTCTCTTTGAGATTTAGGAACCTCATTCCAAAAATAAACAGTTTCATTTCCGCTAAATTCAGAATCTAATGAACCTCTTTTTTTTACCCACTTTTCACGTAATACTCTTTTAACAAGTATTTCTTCTCCATTCACATCAATGATTGCAGAAACCTCATGTTCTATTTGAGGAATCACTTTGTTATTTTTATCTAAAGTTTTGATTTCAAAATCTTTTCGATCTGTAGAATCTTTTCCGAAAAGCAACCATGTAAAAGCATCAAATATTGTTGTTTTACCAACTCCATTATCTCCGAAAATGTTTGTTACATGATTAAACTTGATTGTTTCATTTTTCAACCCTTTAAAATTTATAAGGTTGATTTCTTTAATGGCAATTGAATTTTCCATAATATTGCAATGATTTAATTAAACTATTTTTATTAATGGTTACCCTCGTTACTCGAATAGCGAGGTTTTTTTATTCATAAAATGATACTATTGCATGATGCTTTTCATCAATTCTACTAAAGAAAATAGATATATTTACTACTACTATTTCTTTTTTTATTTCTTCATGAAGTTCGCTTAAAACATCATTTAAATTTTTATCACTTATATCTATTAGTTGCATCATTTTTTAATTGTTTATTGGTTGTTTACCTTGAAATTCTCTCATTGTGTTTAAAAAGAATTCATTCGCTTCTTTAGATGTCATTCCATGATTTACAGCTTTAGCAAAAAGGGTTTTAATTTTGATTTTGATTTCTGTTTTTATCATGATTTTTTAAACTTATATTTTTGCTGTTCCTAATCCCTAATTAGGAACAGCACTCCTTAAATTTGAAGCAATACTCATTCGCTTTTTTATGCTTATTGTTTTCGGAGATTTAACAGCCTTACAAGACTTGTTAATTATGCTTTCTATTTTTGCTTCACCTCTAGAAATTAATTCCTTACCTTTCTTAATCATAGAGTTGGCTGTTGTTATTTCTGTAATTTCTTCTGGTGTCATAATTCTTATGCTAATTTTTTTGTACTCTGATTTGCAACATAGTTTTGCATGTAAGAAATCAAGTTTTCTTGAACTTTGTATTTCTCTGGTATTTCAAAACGATTAAACCATCCAACTCTAACTGATGGTACTTTCATCCCGAATTCATTTGCAACTTTTTCATACAAATCATTCCTGTTTTCTTTATTGACTTGCTGAAATAAAAATTTGATATTATCTATTTTATCCATTGTGTTTTCTTGATACAGTTTTTGTTCTTGATATTTTTGTTCGTCTTGACTTTTTATATTCATCATCTTCAATATTAAAAAACAATCCTACTTGAATTATTAAAAAAACTATTGCTATATAATGTCTTGGGTCTCCAAATTCTAAAACAAATTCCCTCGATATTTCAGCCAAATTTTTGAGCTTATTCTTTAATCTGATTGTTTTTATTTGACTTGCTATTGTATGATATGATCTATGAAATTTTAATGCAATTTCTTTAACATCATATCCAGCAGATATGTGTGCTGAAACTCTAAATTCTGTTTTTGAAAGTTCCATAATTAAACAGCTATTTTACTTTCAAAAGATGTTCCTGTAAGCATTGCATACAAAGGGTAAACAATACTTTTAATAGCTTTAATCCTTGCAGGGTTTACAGATGTAAGCATGTTATCATGCCATTTGTGATAAAATTCTAATGCTTCTTCTAATGTTTCTACATTACTCCATTCATTTTGCATATATCTATAGACAAATACTGTTTTTGGAAAGTTTAAGTTGATGTGTTTAACAATGTTGAATCTCATATCCCTAATATTTGGTATTTTCAATCTTATATTTTGTGCTGCTGCTAATTTTACTTAGCTTTGTTGTAACACATTACAAATATACATATCATTTACATAGTATGCAAATATTGATATGTAATAAATACATTTAATTTACATATTTTTCATGAATAATTGATTATGAATGTTTTATATTTAAAAGAGTTTAGAGAAAAATATAATATCGATAGAGATTCGCAAGCAAGTATGCTTGAAATCACTATCGATACATTAAATAATTGGGAGTATAGAACTAAAAAAATACCAAAAACTAAAATAAAACATATTGAATATGTATTTGATATGTATAAAAATAATAAAAGCAAAATAAACGAGCCTTTAGAATACAAAACAGAAGTTACTCAAGTTCCTGAAGATGATTATATGATGGTTGAGTATGCTGATTTGAGAACAAGTGCAGGAAGCTTGGGGGCAATTTCTATTGAACAATTACCAGAAACCAACAAAAGACTGGTACCAAAAGAATATGCTAATGGTGAAAAATATTTAGTTGTAAGAGTTGATGGTAGCAGCATGGACGACAATACAAACAGATCTTTATGTGATGGAGATGAAATATTAATTAAAGAATACCTTTTAAATAATGGTGATAAACTCCCATTTAGAAACAATTTATTTGTGATAAGTTCAAATCAAGGAGATGTAGTTAAACAGATAATAAAACATGATAATATAAATGGAATTATTATTTGTAGGTCATTTAATTCATCTTGGGAAGATTATGATATTTCAATGGAAGATGTTTTTAGCATTTTTACCGTACAAAAAATAGTGAGTAGAAAGCCAAAATTTTAAAAACAACATTATTATGAGAAAACCTGTTACAATCTTTATTTTATTATTCTTAATATCAAGCAATACAATTGCTCAAGAATGGCACAAAGGAGGAACATTACATAATAAAAACTTGTTAGAATGGAAAAATGCATCTGAAAAAAATAAACTAGCAACATCTGGAGATTGGATTGTAGCTCTATTTAATAAAAAAAGAATTCCTTTAGGTACATTAAATGATATTAAAGAAAAAGCTAAAGAAATTAGAAAATGCACCAATAACAGGATTAATAAATTTAAAAGCAATAACAACTTGAGAGGATTAAAAGCTAATGAAATTGCTTATAAATGTATGAAAGATAAAAAGTATTTTTAAATGATGTTCAAGCTATATTTAATGTCGTTGATTTAAAAAGAAAAAGAAGTAGAAGATAAAAAAAATGTTAAAGAATGATTATAGAAAATGAATTTGTAGAAGAAAATGTAAGAGTAATTGACTCTAAAAGAAATTATTGGTTCCTTAGAACTTATGGAGGAATGACATATTCTGATTTTATAAGGAATGATTACATTGGTTTTGGATTAAATCAAGTCCCAATAAAATATATTGAAGCAGCAGAAAGCAGAAAAGATGTTGAAGCATATAAAAGACTTAAGGAATTTATAGAAATAAAAGAAAATGTAGTTTCTCAAACAGCTACTAAATATACAAACCAATTGATTCAATTTCATCATCAAATAAAAATAGGTGATGTTATAATAATTCCAAATAAAAATTCTGATTATTATCAAATTGGAATAATAAAGAGTGATGTATTATTAATTGAAAATGACAATAGAACTTTTGAACATGATAATAAAAACATTCGTTTTCCTGAGAAAAGAAGAAATGTAGAATGGATTGAATCTGTTACAAAAAAAGAACTTCAAAATGATTTAGGAGGTCCATTAAATATAAGGTCGACAATTTCTAAAATTAATCATGTTTCTGAGAAAATAGAAGGATTGATATCAGATGTTTTTATTAAAGAAAATCAGATGCATGTTATAATTAACATAGATCAAAATGAAGATATTAATGCTTTTGAATTTAATCGTTTTTTAAATGGATTAATATTTTTTTATCAAGAACTAAATATTGAAAACGGTGTAGAAACTGATGAAGAGCTATTTATTAAGATAAAGCTTCAATCCCCAGGTAAATTGTTGTTGAAGAGTGTTAAATATGCCGCTGCCTTTGGATTAGCATATATTGTTGCAATGTCAAGTGATAGTGAATTTGAAGGTGAAATAGGACCTATGAAAGCTAAATTTAAAACTACTGGTTTTGGTAGGAGTTTGACTGAGTTTTTAGATGCAAATCAGAGAAGAGAAATGGAGATGATTAAATTTAAAGACAGTATGGCTAAACTTAAAGTTCATACACTAGATAGCGAAATCGGTAATAATGTTGAAGAAGAAGGGGAAGAAAATTAGAGATAAAACTATAGAAATAATAAATAAAAGAATTGCTAAATGTAAATCTTTTACTTTCTTATCTAATTTAAAAACACCATAACATAAATAATATGCAGGAGAATAGAATACAAATAGCTCTACTAAAAATATAGCAATAAGGTATAAAAGTATTTTAGTTTCCATAACACTACAAATGTACAATTAAAAATAAACCTTGAAAAGTTAAAGTTTACAAACTGTTAAAAAAAGAAAAATGAAAAAGATTATTTCAATTATTGCATTAATTACAACATTAACTAATTATTCTCAAGATTTAAAATTAACTCCTGAAGGGTTTGAAAGCAAAGTAGGAAAGAAATTTTTAGTAATAAAAGTTGATAGTACTTCTAAAGAAAAAATATATCAAAAGACTTTAGTTTATTTAAACACTTTGTATAAATCGCCTAAAGATGTTATTAGCAAAGTAGAAAACGAAACAATAACTGTTAATGGATATACTCCAAACTCTATTAAAAGAAATGGAATGGGTCATGTTTTTGATATGAATTATACTATAGTTTTTAGATTTAAAGAAAATAAATTAAGAATAGATGCTCCAACATTTGATTTAACTGCATTTAATGGGAAAAAGCAAACATTACACTTGGTTTGGACCAAAATGAATTTAACAGGATCTAATTTAGGAATATTTGGCAAAAGAAATAAATTAAAATCCAAAAGAGCTAAAGAAGGACTTGAAAATTATTTTAATGGATACATAAATTTATTAAAAAATAGTGTTTTAGAAAAAAATAAAGAAGATTGGTAAATTAGAGAATTGAAAATAATACAGACTTGAAATTAGAAAACCATTCTTAATTGAGTGGTTTTCTTTAAAATAAATTGCTAAAAAAAGAAAAACTATGTTCAGAATAATAGATAATAATTTTTTCAACATCCTTACGTTATTCGTAATATTGATATTTTCAATACTACTGGTTGCACTAATAATCAATTTTATTTCCAAATCAATACCATTCATAAGAAACTCTGTTAAATTAATTTTTGATTACTTTTTTATTGTTTTGCTTATTGTTGGTGGTTTGTATCTGGTTAGCTATCACTCCTCCACAATTGATGGAGAAATTTCAGATTCTTTTTTTGTGTCTAAAAAATATGCTTCTATTCTTGCCACTTTATCATATATATTATTTTCTACTGGTGCTGTTTCTGCTACTTTTAAATTTGTAAGTTCTCTAACTATTTTTAAGAAACAATTTAAAAAGATGATAATCTCAGATGATTTTAAGGATGTTATTAGTGAAAAATTAGAAGTTTTCGCTTATTCTCCTGAAATGATTGACAAGATTGGTGAAGAACAAAGAAATAAACTATGGAAAGACGTAACACTTAGTAAATATAGAAACAATTTTCCTGCAATATATGATAAGTTAGAGTATAATCTTCATAATGAGCTATTTATAAAAGCAAACACATCTTTTTATTATAAACACTTTCATGTTAATTATGATATAGAGTTAAATGAAGACGACAACAATTTCGTTGATATCATTTATAAAACCATATATACAATTGTGCGTAATTCTGTAGATGAGTTTAATTGGTCTTTCTCTAAAAAACTAAATAAATATGATTATGAAAATGGGTTTTCAGATATAAATGTTATCATTGAAGATGATGATGATGGCATAGTATTTGAGAAAGATAAGTTAAGACCTCAAGAGAAAGGTGATGATATTATAATAAATTTTGAACATAATTTAAAAGGCAAAACAGAATACCATATTGAAAAAGTACATAAATACAAGCAATGTCTTAATAATGATAGAGTTTTAGCTTTTGGCTCTAATAGGATTATTGACGATTTAATTATTAATGTGAAATATTGTGAAAATTTAAGTATTTTCTTTTCTAGTTCTAATAAAAACATCTATAAGCCGTTATCTGATAAAGAGAATGAATTTTCATATGAAAACAGAAAGTTGCTTTTACCTGGAGATAAGTTCAAACTTTTTATAATAAAAAAAGACAATAAAAATTAACGAATTTTTAAATATAGTTAGCGAAGTTTTACTATATTTGATTATTAAACTCAAGTTTATGACACACTCAAAAAACAAATTAGGAGAAAACTGGGATTAAACACCCAAAAAAACATTAACCCATTAAAACCACTTTACCCAAGTGGTTTTAATATTTTTAATAAACTTATCAAACCACTTCCAACACACCATCATTTTCTCCAGTTAAGTTAACATCAATATTTTTTAATCGTTCTAAAACTCTTTGCTTCTCATTCACAGCATAGTGCACTTTCATCATTCTATCTGTTGTATGAGAGTTAAGTCTTTGAGCATGTTTTATATCTAATTGTTTACTTATTTCATCTGAATATATGTGCTTGTAACAGTATATATCTTTTGTTATTTTTAACTTGTCTTTAACATGCACTCTCCATCTTCTGGTAATTTGTGAAGGATCTATTTTTTCAGGCCCTTTCTTTAGATTTTTAGCAAATAAATAATAATCACCGTTTACAATTAATTCATCATTAATTTTTTCATTTATCAATTCTTTCCATAGATCAACATAATTTTTATTGATTGGTTTTATTACTTCTCTGTTTTGTCGTCCCTTTTTCACAAGCACTTTGTATTCAAGATTTGCCAGATCAATATATTTAATCTTAACAGTCATTATTTCTGATATTCTAGATCCTGAAGAACCCCAAATATTTATGAACCTCCAAAAATTGTAATTAGTTTCTAAAAGATAATCACTAACAACTTTCATTTCTTTTTTAGTTAGAACTTCTCTCATTCTTCTTTCTACAGATAGTTTTTTTATCTTATAAGTAGGATTGTGCTCTATAACCTCATCTTCTATCATTTCATCAAACAAGCTACTCATCATGGTTTTATAACGATTATATCTATCATTAGAAATCCCCCTGGTTTGTTGTTGATGTTTTAGAATAGCTTTTATATTTTTCCTGGTTATATCCTTTACTGGTGTAAATCTAAAACCAATAGATGAAATAGAAATTTCAACATATTTAAGCATAGATTTAATATCAAGTTTGTATTTATGAGTTACTGGCCTTGACTTATAATAATACAACATAGCATCCAATAATGGAGTGTGCTCATTTATTTCAGAAATGATATTAGTAAATGTTTTATAAATTGGATTGTAATGCTCTTGAGTAAGCATTTTATTCATTTCATCAAGAATCAATTGAGTTGCTTCCCTCCTTTCATAAAGAGTTTTAAATTCATTCATTCTTTTAATTCTCCACTGATAACCTTTAGAATATTTTTCAGATTTTGGGTCAAAAAAATAGCATTGAATTCTCCAATCTTTTTCTAATAATTCTTTAGGTCCTGTTTTCCAATTTTGAGGAGTTACTGCCAAAGGAGTGCATTCACAACCATTAGCTAATTGCAGTCTTTTCTTCATGATAATTTGTATTAATTTAGGGACGATTCAAGGGACGAATCGTCAATAATACAAATCTTGTAAGGCTTAAAAAAAGAAGCAAACCCTTTATGATAAAGGGGTTGCTTTTTGGGTGGAAGACGGGACTCGAACCCGCGACACTCGGTACCACAAACCTCAATAGTATTATTTTTGAAACGTAACAATCTGACAATCTTTTAGTTAATTTCTGTAAAGGTATCAAAAATAGGCAGAAAAAATAAAAAAGGGACGCATTTAGGGACTTTAATTTATTAGTAACTATAAGTACATTAAAATAAATAAGAACATAAAAAAACCAGTCTAATTAAAGACTGGTAAAATTGCTATGAAAAAGAATGTGCATTTTTGCACTTAGTAAATATAAGTAATTTATTTTAAATATGTTTAGATTTTGGTATTAACTTAACTAATCCTTTTAACGGATTTATTAATAAAGAAACCCTATCTATAATAGTTGGTAGAAAATATAAAATAGCAAAGAACCAAACCCACCAAGGAATGGCTGTTATTTTTTTAGATATATAAGTGTCAATTATTTCTTCAGTAGAAATCTTTGTAATTTCTTCATTATTTGTGGCTGTTGTTTGGTTCTTTGTTTGTGCTAAAAAGAAATTGGTAATTAATTGACGTGTTTCCTTATCATAATATTGCTTATAAGAATTAGAACCACTCTGTTTTTGAGTATTTAATTTAGATAAAATTTCATCTATCTTTTTATCTGTTTCAACATCTCCAGAAGAAACAACTGTTGTTATTATTTTGTCTTTTATAGCTCCATTCTTTTCGATGACATTAGAACTATCTTTTGTTATTTCAATCTTTTCTGTAGATTTTTTTGAAGTATTGTTTTCTATAATTTTTTTACTTCCTAAACAAGAATAAAAGAAAAATAGAATTATTGCTAAGTATATTGTGTTTTTCATGATGAATTTAATTACTAATTACAATAGGTTCTGGATCTGTTAATAATCCATTTTTCCAAACAGTAAGATGCATATGATTTTCCATTTCCTCAGAATTATGAAAATTTGCTATGTCTTGAGCAACACCAATAATCTGACCTTTTTTCACATAATCCCCTGTTTTTACATAGGGTAAAACATACATTTGTTTTGCTTTAACATTATGCACATCTTGCTTTCCTTTTATTTCTACTAACTTCATTTCAGTAGAATTTTCATAAACATTTCCTACCCTAATTCTTCCAGAAGCAACCGCAAAAATATTTTCTCCAGGAATTGTCAAATAATCTACACCTCTATGGAGCTTCTTTCCACGTTTTGCTCCAAACCAACCATTTCCTGTTGGATCATTACCTCTTAATTGTGTACATTTTGTTGGTGAATGTAAATACATATCTATCTATTGATGTTTTTAATATCTGTCCTAATTTCTTTTAGTAAAAGTTCAATACCTTTTAATCGACCTTCTAACTCAACTCTTGGTACAAATACTTTTATTTTCTGTTGAAAAGGCATGTGTAAAGTTTCATCAACTTTATGTATATCAAAATTTTTGATATGGTTATCTACTTGTTCTTGCCATTTTGCTTGATGGATTACAAAACCTATCAAAACAACAAGTGTTGAGAAGGAAATCCAATTATTTTTAAAGTAGTTTGTTTGTATTGTCATTGGTTTATAAATTAACTTTATTAAGGAGCTTGTGAGTTACATATTGAAAAAAGACACCTAAAAACAGACCATATGTTAGTTTACTGCTAAATTCTGGGAGTTTAAAAAATGTATTGATATAACTAAAAATGTCTGGAAATAAAATGTACACAAAATAGCTACTCATTAAAGCTAAAACAAAATCTAGTAAATTATCTTTTAACCAAATTTTCATGTTAAAAACGAATTCTTCTGGTGGAGTTGCTCGTAAAGCTGCTTTTTTCTTTTTATTATAACGAAATATTTTTACCCATACCATTCCAAAAAGCGTGAATAATATAAACGCAAACAATGCTGCAAAGCCATCTTTACCTATTAATAATGCTGTTAAATTTTGTTGTTGTAATAGTGTTTCCATCTTGTGTAAATTAATTGATTAAAATAAATATTGCGTGTTCTTGTATG